TCCACTTCCGTTTTATGAAGAAAATGGACGCTTTTCATTCATGCTATAAAGTAAGGCAAATGGAGTCCCTTCTTCCCGCGGCTACACGAACATCTCTTGAGGAGTATGCTTCGTTCGTCAGGCGGGATAAACACGCAGAACTTGAATGCAAAGTCCTTACTGGCCAAATTCATACGAAGGACGTTGCTGATCGTATCGTCAAAACAATTCAAGAGCTTTCTACCGGCGCTGTACTTGATCAGCATTACGCCACATTCTCATATTCAGATGGAACTAGGGTCAATGTTCCAACACCCGAGTCTATTCACAAGGTCTGTACGACAAACAGCTTTCGCGGCGTGCCTCTCTCCGTTGAGCGCAAGAGGAAGTACTTTGACGTCGTCACTGCCACGCACTCGAGCGACATGATTGACGTTCCCGACCTGTCTGTCAAGTTCACTCTTCGCCACGAGGAGCACCTTCGCAAGGACTTCACAGGTCAACCCATGGACGCCACCTCCTACTGCCGAATCCTTCACCGCAAGTCTTGGAAGAGCCTAGATGGTATTGTCCGAATTGACATGTCCACAGTCAAGACCAAGCTCAGGTCACACAAGACATTTGCTGATGTTCTCAAACAGACGCCGAGCTATGAACTTGAAGTTGAGATCATCAACCGAGAGGTCACCGAGAAGCAGATGATCGCATCTCTTATCCGTACAGTGGAGGCACTTGCCACATCCTTCCAGGGATCACCATTCCTCCTCCCCAGTTCCGATATCCAGCGATACCGCATGGAATTTGAGATGTCCAAGATCCCATTCATCAATCCCGTCACAATGGAACGTCGTCACATCCGAGCTGATCGCCCAAATAACATCCTGACGGGATATACGGTAACAAACAAAGCCGATGGTGAGCGCTCGTTCTTGGTTGTTGTTCGTGACAGGCGCCTGCTTCGGATTACACCTAGTTCAAAGATCACATGGACAGGACTTGTTGCAACCAAGGATGTTCATATCGGTGATGTGATTGACGGTGAGTACATCGCAGACAAAAACCTCTTCTGTGTATTTGATGTCTACACTTTCCGTGGAAAAGACACACGACGCCTTCCACTCTTCACCACAGATGAGGACATCATTCGCGATCCTACAAAGTCTCGTCTTGGATGCGCACGTGAATTTGTGGCTGATCTCGGAAAGGACTTCTCAACGTACCCTGGGAAGCAGACACTTCGCATCGTAACAAAGCTGTTCTTGGCCGGCGACGGACCGGCTATGCAGGATGCCATTCGTAAGATACTTGATACAAAGTTTGAGTACGAGACAGATGGTTTGATCTTTACGCCTCGTTCCACACCTGTGGCACCAATGAATGAGCGCAGGGGCAATGCGTGGCTGTCCGTCTACAAGTGGAAACCGGCTAGTCAGAACAGTATTGACTTCCTTGTAAAGTTCAAGCCAGGAGAGAGCTTTGATCCAGTTCTTGCACGTCGTGTCGTGAAGGGCTCTCTGTTTGTAAGCCGAAGCCCGGGTTCAGATATCGTCTATCCTTGCGAGACCATCACGGGAGAGTATGTTCCTCCACAGCTCCCGGCTGACTTGCGAAATGCAGCCGAAAACCGTGACCGAATCCCATCGCACTTTCAGCCTGCTGTTCCAAGGGCACCAGATGCATATGTAATTCAGATTCCGCTCAATGACCGCGGTGTTCCCATCGATCAAACGGGAACTCGCATTGAGGACAATACGATTATTGAGTGCTCATATGACACAGAAAATGCCCGATGGATCATCATGAGGACTCGTTATGACAAGACCTATCAGTATCGTGTTCAAGGAAAGCCACAATTTGGTAATGACTCGCAGGTAGCTGATGCAATTTGGACAAATATCCATGTTCCTGTTACGGAGCAGATGATCCGCGATGTCACAGCCAGTCCTCCTGACGATACCTATGAAGACGATCTCTACTACCGAGACAATCTTGAGGCCCGTGACCGTATCCTTCGCGATGTCTACGGATTTCACAACCGAATCAAAGATATTCTCTATCGCAACTGCATCAAGCCAGGCGATACCCTGCTAGAACTCGCAGTGGGTCAGGGTGGAGATTTCCTAAAGTGGAAGCGCACTCGCCCATCGCGAGTAGTTGGGTTTGATATCTCAAACACCAACCTGATCTCTCCAAAGAAGGGAGCCTGTGTCCGCTACTTGAAAGAGAAGGCACAGAACCCAACTGACTTCATGCCGCCTGTTCTGTTTATTGTTGGAGACATGACCGAACCGCTGTTTGAGGCAAATAATTCTTATGTGAGAATGATCACTGGACTTGAGCCAGCTACAACACCTTACCTTGAAGGATTTGTCGGTGTTACAGAGTTTGATGCAATTTCTTGCCAGTTTGCTATGCATTATGCATGCGAGTCTGAGGAAAAGTTCGCAGTCTTTGCAGACAACCTGAAGAAGCACGGAAAGGGTATGTTCTTCGGAACCTGTCTGGATGGAGCTGCAGTCTATGCTATGATGCTTGGCAAACAGAAACACGTATTTCGCACAGAGAACCAGATCTTTGGCGAGTTCAACAAGCAGTATGATGACGGGGGTGGTTGGACAGAGGAGTTCGGAAAGGGAATCAATGTTCTACTTGAGAGTTTTGAGCAGCCTCAGTTGGAGTACCTTGTTCCCTTCGGTCGTGTTACAGAGATGATGCGAAAGGCAGGCTACGAACTGGTTGGTACCAAGATGTTCAACGAACACTACGATGAACAGAACGGAATTACAATCACCCAAGAGCAACAGTCTTTCTCATTCATTCACCGCAGCTTTGTGTTTCAGAGGACAGAAAAGGAGATTCAGAAGGTAGAAGTTCCTATGATTCCTGAGGAAGAGAAGAAGGAGGAACCGAAGGAGCCGAAGGAGCCCGAGGAGAAGAAACCGAAGAAGAAGGTCCTCAAGAAGTCACCTGCCGAGCCAGTCGAAGAACCTGTTCTGTTCTTCGGAGCTGACGAAGGTAAGGGTGATTGGAGAATGTTCTCAAATATGTATCCTGCAAAGATGCAGATTGACTCGATTACATTCACAAGTGTTGAGCACTACTTCCAGTGGTCAAAGGCAAAGTTATTTGGTGATGGTGCGACTGCAGAGAAGATCATGAAGACGCCATCTGCAAAGGCAGTCAAGGCTCTTGGAAAGAAGGCCAAGGACTTCAAGGAGGAAGAGTGGAATAGTAAGAAGGATGAAATCATGCGTACCGCACTGAAAGCCAAGTTGATGCAGCACCCCGATATCAAGGCAAAGCTCATGGAAACGGGCACTCGTCCAATTGGTGAGGCAAACGCTCGCGATAAGTACTGGGGAATCGGAACGGGCGTGGATACTGCAAAGGCGAAGGATTCTACAAAGTGGCCTGGAAAGAATGTACTTGGTAAGATGCTGATGGAGTTGCGTACCGAACTTAAAGAATGAATCTAGAAGACTACGCAATGAAGTATCCGATTGTCATCTTCTTCAGACATGATGAGTACGCGGATATCGATACGTATATGAATGCAAATAAGGAAAAACTTGAATGTACACTACACTTTACATCTGATAAGAAGTACCTAAATAACCTTTTTGATTGCAATTTCAACATTCTAGTTACCTACGGGAAGAAGACAGACACGGAGTATACTGCAGAAGTAAATGAGATTGTTCCAGACCGTATGAGACTACGGTGGATTCACTTTGAGACGATTGACATTCCTGCATTTAACAGTGGAGTCAATTTTTGCTATATTCATAATGTTCTCAAACCCCATGTGCAGACACGCCCTGTGTTTTCGGTAGCTACAACATGCTATAATTCCTACGACAAGATCCACCGGTGTTATAACAGTATCAAATCACAGACTCTCAAGGACTGGGAGTGGGTTGTGCTCGATGACTCTCCAGATGACCGTCATTTTGAGTTTATGCGGAAGGTTGTTGGAGGTGACAAAAGGGTTCGTCTATATAGAAGATCTGAGAACAGTGGAAACATTGGTAACGTAAAGAATGAAGTTGTTTCACTCTGTCGTGGTTCATATGTTTTAGAGATGGATCATGATGATGAGATTGTCTCTGATTGTCTCGCAGACGCTGCTAAGGTATTTGAAGATCCTGAGGTCGGATTTGTCTACATGGATTTTGCAAACATCTACGAGAATGGAAATCTCCATTCGTATGGTGATTTTTTTGGTCTTGGATACTCTGGTTACTACCGCCAAAAGTATAAGGGCAAATGGATCAATGTTGTCTCCACTCCGAACATCAATAATATCACCCTTAGTCACATTGTAAGTGTACCCAACCACCCTCGGATTTGGAGACGAAGCACTCTCAATGAGTTGGGTAACTACTCTGAGTTTCTACCTATTTGCGATGATCTTGAGCTGCTCCTACGAACAGCTGTGAAGACAAAAATGGTCCGTATTCCAAAGGTAGCATACATTCAGTACATGAATGAAAATAACAATAACTTTTCAATCATTCGCAATTCTGAGATCAATCGCTTGACACCATATTACATTGTTCCTCAGGCATATGAGGACTACAAAATTCAGGACCGAATGAAGGAATTGAATGCCCATGAAGATGAGGAGTACATGTTTACTCGGTCACAGATTTGGAAGCGTGAGAACTACACTCCAAAATTTTGCAATAAGCTTGTCAGTTTGGATTATGACAAACAGTATTGCATCATGGGTGCTCGTGCATTGTGGGATCATAAGGAGACTATTGGTAGGCTCAGTATGAACAACAGGAACGACTTTCTTGTATTAGATAATGTTGGAACAACGAACCAGTTGTGTTCTTTGCTCGATGGTCTTGGTTTTAGCCGTTTCAAGTGCTATGTGATGACAGATTGTTCTGGCGATGATCTTCTCCGATACTTTACGTTTATGTATGTCAGTACAGAGTTTGAGGTCATTTATTCTGCCGATAGTAATCCTCGTATGACATCGTTGGTGCCGAAGGAGCCGTTGCAGGAACAAACTTCTGATACAGCTTCTGCCCAATAATCTGAGATGCCTGTTCAGGCGTGATCTCTCCCCTCTCAATCTTACGCTTTACGGCTAACATCTCAAACAGTGTTGAATCAACTCGATCTTCTGCGTGCATCTGAAAAAGGGAGGGATAGTTGAAATACAGAACCTGGTTCTCTTCCTGGAGCTTGGCTTCGTATTCATGTTTGTTTGACTTCAGGCGAGCCCACTTCTCCTTGCTCTTGTCCATTGTCCGCAACAGTGCCTGTACCTGCGTTGCTGTAAGATCTTGTTCATTGATTCCACGCTCTCCTGCTGCTACTTCCTCAGGTGTAAGTTCACGAAGGATATTGGGCATATTATATTCAACAAGTATTCACTTAAACGACCAGTGGACGCAGTTGGTTCACAAGAAGTCCACATTCATCATGGGTTGTCATACCGGTCAGAATGATCTGACCAGTACGAAAGACCTTTGCAATCCACTTGGTTTCGGGGAAGTAAATCTTGACAGCCGGATAGACTGCTGGTTCGTACACAGTCTGAACACCAGATGCCCTCAGTCTTGCGTAGAGTGCATCCCTAGAAAGATTTGAAACATCTACCAATCTTGTCTTGTAATTCATGAGAACAACCCGTCGGTCATCCATGTTCCAATCACCGGAGATGACTGCAGTTGGACAGTGGCTAACAATTTGATCGCGGATCAGAGTTGTGACATTGCGGTCATACTTTTCGTCAAGAACACCAGTGATATGAAAGACACCATTCTGAAAGATCTTGACCGTGATCTCCTTACGTAGAAGAGTTCCGTCGCCGTCTGACATTACAACCAGAGTGATTGAGTTGTGTCCAAATCCAGTTGTGCGCTTTGGAGGTGTTGTCTTTGCGCGACGCTTGATGAGATCTCGCTTTGAAGAACCTCGCTTAAGCACACCCTGCTTCTCAATCTTGATAAATGTATCGTCAAGTGGAAGAGTATTGACGAGAATGTTTGTGTCAAGGCGAACACCCGTCGTGTAGAGAACAACCATTGTGGTAAGAATAGGAGCGTCCATTGTAAGGTCAGTCTACATAGACGTAATCGATCTCGTTTTTACAGGCATACGAAAATGACAGTGGAAACGTTGAAACTGCACTGCATGAAAAGACACGAATCACTTTTCGCAGAATTACCTCCTCTTGGTTGGTTAACATCCATCCATCAAGATAGCCCAACCAAATCGTCCCACCTTTTTGGTGGTCATAGATAGATGATAAAGAGCTGACTAGCTCATCAAGAGATAATCCGGATAAATCAAAACAATCCGCTGGTTTTGGGATTGGTTTGGTGTATATAGTCAGCATTCTTAGTTGTAGACAAGTTTGTTTAAGTAACGTGAACGTTAGGCTCAATTGTACGCCTCATGGTATTGACACTCTTCAGTGCAGCAGCCTGTGCAGTAGTTAGCCTGCAGTTGCATCCATCTGAAAAGAGAACCTTCTTGCAGTTCGGGCAGCAGTTGGAGGCATACCCGTTGCCATACGCAACACGCTGGCGCTGGATCGCTCCAAGAGTTGAGTCATTTGCAGCCAGCTTGTCATTGAACTCGGGTAACGCTGTAGTGCTGAGACACATGTTTGTAATCTTAGCCGCTTTGACATTAGCAGGTTTCAGAGACTGTGCAACAGCCTGGCCCGCAGCATACTCGGTATACATCGGAGCATCCTGAACCGTGTGACCACCACCATGCAGAAAGCCCGTTTCAGTGCGAGTAGACGGTGCATTCAAGACACGGGCACAAGCAGTTTTTGCAACTACAGTCTCAAGATTTCCAGCAGCAGCAACCCTCTTGACCACCTCAGTGTAGTGGCTAGCCGTGTAGCGAGGACGGGTGTCTACATAGGTTGTCATCTTCTGTTTGTAACGTCCAAGGTATTCACTATAAGACATTTACTCTTATCTAAAAAGAAAAATGGAGGGGATGTCCGGACTTAGAATTCGTATTCCGGACGTTTTTAACTGTGCAGGATCTAAATGTACAGAAATTGTTACCTACTATAACGGTTTATGCGAAGATTGCCTAGACGCCTGGGTGCGTGAGAAAGTGGCGGCGACAGCACTCCCTCCTAAGCCCAAGTTCGTTCATCGCGCGACCCTCAGCGGTAATAGTGGTGGTCTTAGTAAGATACACAAGCTCGGAATTCTCGGGACGTCCATCCTGTTTGCGATAAGTTGCTACCAACTTTAGAAACGTCTCCCACTTACCAGCGATCGGAAGATTACACGTGTAACAGCGAATGGGAATTGGGAAATCCATGCCGTCTTCTTATTTGAAGATCCGGTTTCCATTTTTCTTGTCTGCCCGAAGAACAATGAAAGTATCGATCCGTAATTGGACTCTTGCCGCGGTAGTCCTTCTCGTTATTGTCGGATTTGCCTATTTGATTGCTCCTAGCACACCTCTTGCAGCTAAGATTGCAAGTGATGTGGCAAAGGTGAATTCTAGGTTCACTCCCGAGGAGAGCATTGACGTGGCAATGGCAATGAAGATGGTGACTCATGAGCCTCCGCAGATGTTAAATCCGCCCACTCCTCCTCAGGGTCTTTTGCTGTACCCGCCATCAGATGCTGACCTTGAGCGTCTTAGCGGCCCGTAGATCCGAATCCACCCTCACCACGATTATCAATAGCCGGAGGAAGATCCTCGGGCTTGTCAACAATGATGATCTTCTTCCAAGGCATCCAGTTATGCTGGACAATCTGAAAGAGACGAGTTCCCTGCTCGAGCTTGTAGTTTGCGATTCCATTTGGAACAATGTCAGTCACTGCGACAACGCCTCCCCGGTATCCCATATCAATTAGTCCAATGCTATTCGCC